TGCCATCGGTTAAGAATGGCGACGACCATTATATCAGCACCAACCTAGCTGTGGCTGGTTCTGAGAAGGTGACGCGCAACGGTGCTGAGAATTCGAAGCAGCGCGAAACGACCAAGCCAATCGACAATCCCAAAGACGAAGAATAAATGAAACAGAAAACCATTTGTATTGTTCACTTCAATACACCTGAATTGACAGAAGCAGCCATTCTGTCGGTGCGTAAACAATGCGCAGAAGACTATCAGATTATCGTTTTCGATAATTCAGACAAACGCCCATTTACAAAGAAAATGAAAGGCGTTAAGGTGCTGAACAACCGAAAACAGCAGATAGTAAACTTTGATGAAGAGCTGGCCAAGCATCCAAACAAGTGTTGGGATTTGGCCCATCAGTCGAACTATGGCAGCATGAAGCACATGATGAGCGTTCAGAAGCTGTGGGAATTGGTACCAGACGGATTCATCCTGATGGAGTCTGATCTGCTGCTGACCGCCGACATCGGATTCCTATGGAATGAAAACTTTGCCGCTTCAGGCAAAGTGCAATGGCTACACAGCCGTAACCCGCGCGAAATCAGCAAAGACCGACTGCTACCCTTCCTTTGCTACATGAATGTTCCGGTATTGGTGGCCAATGGTGCCAGGTATTACGATCCCGATCGTTGTTGGTGTCTGCATTCGACCGACCCGAACGATCCACAGAATCGATATGATACAGGCGCAAGTCTGCTGGAAGACATTATCAACACCAAGCCACAGCTGACTGCGCGCATCTACGGTGATCTGCAGAACTATTATGCGCACTATAATGGTGGCAGTTGGCGCGCCAACAACGAGGAATCGCAGCGTGCCTGGGTAGCGCAGCACCACAATCTGTGGGAGCCGTACAAACTTGAACAGGATGCCCGCATCTATATTTGCACCCACAAGGATTTTGCGCCTGCAGTAAACCATCCAATTTACAAAGTTCTGGATGCGCGCAAGTGGGAAAAGACCGAAGCCGACAAACGACAGGGATTATTTTGGAGCGAGATCGCAAGCATGGAGCGCATTGCCAAAGAAAAGAATCTTCCGGCGATGGTTGGATTCTGTCAGTATCGCAAGTACTTTGCGTTTATGAACCAGGTACCATCAAACCTTGCTACAATGGAATGCGTTGTTGGTACCCGCGTAAACCTTGGTAAGACCATACGCGAACAGTATGCCACATTCGGCAACGTTGAAGACCTAGATATTGCAACAAAAGTTATCGAAAAGCATCACCCAGAATTCAGCGCAGCATGGCACCGGACCATCAGCAACCGCGAGTTCCATCCATGCTCGATGTTCATCATGCCTAGCGATAAATTCCGCGAAATGATTAAGCTGGTACTTTCAATCATTTGCGATTGGGGTACAACAGCGATTGGAAGTGATATGGTAGTAGATTCAGACATCGAAGCCCGCATCAAAGCAAACCCAGAAGCATACCACCTGAAGGATATGGGATTCGATTACGCATACCGAATCGGCGGTCAACTTGGCGAACGTCTTATATCTGCCTGGATCGATTGGCAGTTCCCCAAAGCTATTCAGTACAACATTAAAACCGTAAGCGAAAAATGATGATTCCAGATGAACACAGTCGCATTGAAGTCAGGCCAACCCGACGCGACATGCGCATTGCTGAGATTCAGCACACAGCATCCAATCGCACAGTAAACCCCCGACAAATTGACCCACGAATATTGAAACGTTAATTCATAATTTACCAGATGAAACAGGTTAGATTTATCCCAAACAACCTTTGCGGTTTGCACCTTCGCGAATCGCAAGATGGTCAGGAAGAAAGCCGCACCGTTGATGGCGAGCCCATCATCTTTGGTGTGCGATCTGTCAACCTGACCCCTTGGAGCAGCACCCGCAAAGTGTATGAGGTGCTGGAACCTGGTTGTATTAGCAAGGAACTGTTGCAGCGTTCGGATATTGTTTTCAATATCAACCATTCGAACAAGGTAACAGATGTACTTGGCCGCTATCGCAACACAGGAAAAGATACGCTGAAATTGGAGCTGACAGAACGCAACGTGCAGTCTTCATGTGATCTGCCAAAGACCAACGCAGCCAACGACACTCTGGAACTGATAAAGCGCGGCGACATCAGCGGAATGTCTTTCGCCTTCACCGACGATCGGGAAGACACCGAAAACGGTGTGAGCTATGAGCGCACCAACGAGGTCGAAGACGGTAAGGAAGTATGGATTCGCCATGTGAAGCGCATCGTGGAGTTGTTCGATGTTTCAATCGTAACCCACCCTGCTTATGAGCAGACAAGCGTGGGAACCCGCGAAGCATCCGACGACATCGAGCGCGCCATCGAAGCACAGATCAAAGGTGCAGCTGGCAACGACAGCGAAGGTCAGCAGCAGCGTAACACCGACGAAGAATTGGAGCAGCAGAAGCGCGCAGCCGAAGAGAAGGCCATGCAAGCAGCAGCCCTGCGTCGTCGTCAACTCCTCAACATGTAAGTGAGTTTGAAAATCAATATTAACCCTTTAAAATTTTAACGAGTTATGACAAAGGAAATGACCAAAATCGAGCTTCAGGCTCGTAGCCGTGAACTTCAGGGCAAAATGTCTGACCTGAACGACAAGGCTTACAACGAAAAGCGTAACTTCACCGAAGAAGAGCAGCGCGAGTGGGATCACCTGACACGCGAGAAGACCATTGTCGATTCCGAAATCGAGAACATGCTCAACGAGCGTGAGCTGGCACAGCTCCAGGAGCATAAGAGCAAGGGCGAGCAGCTGCGTGAGTTGCTGCGCGAAGCACAGAACACAGGCCAGAAGCGCGAGATTTTGCTTTCACCTGGTTCGAACAGCGGCGGTTCTAGCAACGTGACTGCTAACATCGAAGCATCGGGTGCCATCACCCTGACTATCCATGAGCTGATTCCAACCCTGCACGAAGGCCTTGATCTGCCAAAGTCGCTCAACATCGTAACAGGTGTTAAGGGCAACGAGGTATGGCCTGTTTCTATCAACGATGTTGAGATGGAAGAGGTCGGTGAGGTTGATGCCCTGGGCGATCAGGTTCTGGATTTCGCTAAGATCAACCCTGTACAGCGTCGCTGTGGTTTGAAGGTGCCTGTTTCTAACATGGCCATCGATAACAGTGCCTTCGATCTGATGGCATTCGTTCAGCTGAAGTTCACCTTGGCAGTTCGTAAGTATTTGGCAAAGAAGGTTTACAGCCGTGCTGCATTCAGCGGCAACCACGGCCCATTCTCTAACCTCACCCCTGCCGGAACCATTACACTTGGCAACGGCCAGGAGTACGCAGCTATTCTCGACGCAGTTGCACAGTTCAGCAACAAGGGATTCTTCGAGGGCGATGTTACCCTGATTCTCGACCGCGTAACCGAGGCCCGCTTGAAGGCTACACCAAAGATTGCTGGTGCTGCTGGTGGCTTCATCGTAGAAAACGGACTCTGCGCAGGCTATCCATACATCGTTACCCACTATCTGAACACAGAGCTGACAACTGACAACAAGTTGGTTCGCACTTCTGATCTGTGCATCGGTATCGGTTACTTTGAGTGGCTGGCTGTTCAGCAGCATGGCGACGTTCGTCTGGTGGTGGACCCAATCACCCTGGCCGACCGCAACATCACCCGCGTAATCCTGAACACAGCTTGGTCAATCACCGACCTGTCAATCTACATCAACGGCGGCGAGCCTTCAGGCGATCCAGCTGTATATCCAACTCAGGGATTTGCCCTGTACACCGTTCAGGAGCAGTCAGAGCCCACCACTCTCTAATTCTTGCATAATCTTTGGGATTGGCCTGCCGACGGATTCAGGACGTAACAGCCCGACAGTCCGTCGGCCATTCCCAAAGGAAGCAAAAACGATAAATAGCAATCAATTGATAGTATGAGTTTACTCCAAGACGTTGTTTTTGTAAATGCATTGCGCGCAGATTCAGTTCTGATGGCAAAGCTACCCGCAGGCGATGTGTACAACACCGCCATCGGACTGCCTGATGAAGACCTGGATAATGCGCCAATACCTTACATAATCGTTCATTTTGATGGGTTGACTAACAACGCCGAAACAAAGGACGACCCTTTCGAGGGAGACACCGACGACGTTCAGATTAGCATCGAGATAGCTGCGCGCACCAGAATCGAACTTGGCGAAATCGCCGACCAGATTCGTAAGGATGTACACAACTATTTCATCAACGCATCCGAGGAAGACGAAGACTTCGACTTGGTGCCTGCTGATTACACCTTCAGCGCACAGGCCGTTAACTACGACCCGCTGAAGCCCTGCCATTGGCAGATACTCAACTATCAATGTGATTGTAACAACGACGTAATTGCAGACGAAGATGAGCAAGAAGAATGACACTATCGCCATTGTATCGGGCGAGCCTGTAACGGTTATTGCTGACTCTCGCAACGATGTGGCCAAGAAATTGGCCGATCTGCGCGCACAGGCAGCATCCGAAGGGCTGACACCCGCGACAGGTGGATTCATTGAGTACAACACCGCTGGCGATGGCAAATTCTCAGCGGTTATCACATTTGTAGAATCTTAAATTCAAGACGTTATGGCATTGACTAAGATAATGGGCGAGCACTTCAGGACGTTTGTGGGTGGCAACGCTGTTCCCGAAGCCGTTAATTGTAGCGTAACGATTAGCGGCTCGATGGAAGACAGCACCACCAAAGACACCGTTGGAAGCTATGCCCAGGAGCAGATGACCAGCAAGGATTGGAATGTGAGCGTTGAAACCCGCGACGCATCGCTTGCATCCCTGCGCGCGCTCATCACCCGATTCAACTCAGACGCAAAAGTCACCGTCGGATGGGATCAGACTGCTGGAACGCAAAACCGCGTTGCACAGAATGCCCCATTCGCCAGAAGTGGCCAGGCTATTTTGAACGACCTGAGCATTCAGGCCAACAACAGAACTAACATCCAAGTAAGCAGCCAATACCAAGGCAGCGGAGCTTTGGCATAAAACCCGAAAGATATGGCAACAGATAAAGGTCAACATCTACGACTCCTTATTATGGAGGGTACACCCGCAACAGGCAAAGTTGTGGCCTTGAGTACCGACTTAACCCTGCATCTTTCGGCTACTACTGAGAACAGCACAACGAAAGATACGACCGATACCAACGGCAACTACAACGAGTACGATGTAATTCAGCGTAGCGGCGACATTCAGTTTAGTGCATTGGTTGGCGTTGGAACCGACACAGGCGGCAAATCATTTGCCGAATTCCTCGATGCGGTTAGCGACACACCCATCAACTGGAAGATTGTCTTCGTTTCTGGTACCAACAACCGCACCGTTGGTAAGACTCTTTGCAGCGGCCAGGGTAAGCTGGTAAACGTGAACCCCACAGCTCAGAACCGACAGAAGGCAACCTACACAGGCGGCATCAATATCTATGGCCCTGTTGAGGTGGGCACCGACTAACAGACTAACCCACCATCCCCATTTAAGATGGTGGGTTTTTTATTTCAATCTCTAATCCCAAAGACATTATGATTCCCGAAAAAACCATCCACATTTGCGATCGCGATGTAATCCTTCGCTATTGCGCAGCCACAGAAACAGGTTTTGAGCAGCTTGCATCAAAGCCTATCACAGTATTCAAGCCCAACGTAGCAAAAGACGACCAAGGCAATGTCGTCGATGTTCAGGCAGGCCCCGCAACCTCACAAGACTTCATCATGCTGGCCGTTGCAGCCATCATCGCTGCATACGATTATCGCGACCAGGAACAGCCCATCAGCGTTAAGGAAATACTGTACGACACCACGCCCGATGAGATTAAGCAGCTCACAGAAGCCGTTATCGAGCTGTCGGCGAAGTGGTACCACGTTTCGGATGTAGTGAAGCCCGAAACCGACGAAAAGCCCGACGACGAACCAAAAAACTGATAACCGCCCACGATCTTTATCAGCAGGCCGTGGGCGAATGCGGAATTAATTGGCGCGATTATCTGTACCGGATGGAGTATTGGCAGATTCTGCTACACATTCGCGGCTACTACCATCGCAACATCTTGCAATATCAGCTTCAGCGCATGAATGTTTGGGCATCGATGTACTGCATGGGCAATCCCGACCACAGAACGCCCGATGAAGTTGTGAAGCTATACTTCGACAACTATCGCACAAACCGCGATGCCCCCATCAGCGAAAAGGAGCATGCAGAACTCATGGATATTTTGGACTTTTACCAAGAACAGAATCAAAAGGATGGCCAACAATAGCCATCCTTTTTTATGTGTAACAGATTACACAAAAACACGCCTTTTTGATACTTCGGAAATTACAAAAGAGCAATACACTACACAAAACAACCATAAAAAGAACAATAAACCGCACATTTTGCCAAAATAAATGTGTAATAAGTTGCACATTTCAGATAATTGTCGTACCTTTGCATCAGAGATAAGAAACAAAACAACAACAATTTAGAACAGGGCGGCAACCTATAAGCGGCACAAGATTATGAAGACTA